CCATTTGAATGGGGACCTGAAACAACTATACACTTACAAGAAGATGGTGCTATAGATATGTTACCACCTAACCCTGCAGCATTCCAAGTAAACAATGAACTACAAGGTTTAATGAATACAATGGAACAAATGGCTGGAGCTCCTAAAGAAGCTATGGGTATTAGAACACCTGGAGAGAAGACTGCATTTGAAGTACAATCATTACAGAATGCAGCTGGTAGAATCTTCCAGAATAAAGTTAATCAGTTTGAGGTAGAGATGTTAGAACCTATCTTGAATACAATGTTAGAGACAGCTAAACGTAACCTAGAGTTACCTGAACTAGCAAAAGTATATGATGATGACTTTGGTGTACAAGACTTCTTATCTGTAACTAAAGAAGACTTAACATCTAGAGGTAAGATTAGACCTATTGGTGCTAGACATTATGCTGCTAGAGCACAGCTCTTACAGAATATGTTAGGTGTATTTAACAGTCCAATAGGACAAATGATTAGTCCACATGTATCACCTAAGCTAGTAGCTAAGATGATAGAAGAGTATATGGGCTTTGACCAGTATGGATTTATGCAAGATAATGCTGCATTATTTGAAGCTGCTGAACAAGAGAAGATAAAAATGCAGATACAACAGGATTTACAGGCACAAGCAGAAGGACCTTCTATGGAAGAGAACATGCTTGACCAGGAGATGCAACAGATGGAGCAACCTCCTCAAGGTGAAGAACCACCTGTAATGTAACAGTAAAAGCTTGACTTTTACTTAAAAATATGGTATAATTATAGTATGGACTTAAAAAGTGAAAAGGCTAAAGCCTTAACAAAGAAACAAGTTTTTGAAGAGTTAAGAGAGTATTTAACTGAACAGGTAGAGATATCAAATAGAAAGTGTATGGATGAAGAGAACTTTAAACTTCCTGCTTTCAATGAGTATCAAGCTTATCAGAGAGGTATTCAAAAAGCTTTAACAAAACTATATAATTTATTACCTTGACCAAAGGAGAAAGTAACATGAATGATGAAGTAAAAACAGAAACAACTGAAACACCTGTACAAGAACCTACCCAGGAGACTGTACAAACAGATACTCAACCAAAAGCATTTGAGATTCCGACCGAAGCTCAAGACGTAATTGGAGAGGGTAAAAAGTACCAGAGCCCAGAGGATGCATTAAAGTCTGTTCCTCATGCACAGAAACATATTGAGACTCTTGAGTCTGAACTTGCTACTGTACGAGAAGAACTAACTAAGCGTCAAACTACTCAGGAACTTATAGATGAATTAAAGTCTGGAGTTCAACCTCAAGCACAGACCGTGCAAGCAGGAGAACTTAATCAAGATAATGTGATGGATTTAGTTAATCAAACTATTGCAACAAGAGAAGCAAAAGCTAAAGCAGAATCTAATGCTAATTCAGTAGCTGCAAAGTTTACTGAACAGTATGGTGATAAAGCTGAAAATACTTACAACTCTATTGCAAAAGAACTTAACTTATCCGTTAAACAACTTAACGAGCTAGCAGCAGCTAGCCCAACAGTAGTATTAAAAGCTGCAGGATTATCTACAGTAACACCAGTAGCTAGTTCTAGTGGTGATATTAATACTCAAGCTTTAGCACAACATGCTAAACCAGCAGAACTATCTGCTAAGGTAGCTGGTGGTTCTACTAAGGACTTACTAGCAGCATGGGGAAATGCTAAGGCTAAAATTAATCAGTCTTAAGGAGACTTAAAGAATGGCACATTTAACAGAAAATACAACTGCGTTCATTGAATCGCAACAGTATTCTCAGTTTATTCTTGATAATTTACACGACTACCTTCTTCCAGAAGGAATGTATCGTGATGTAACAGACTTCGGTTCAGGTACAACACTAAACATTAAAACAGTTGGTACTGTAACACTTCAAGATGCAGCTGAAGATACACCATTAAACTTTACGAACATTGACACAGGTACTATTACTCTAGGTATTACTGACTACATCGGTGATGCATGGAAAGTAACAGATGACCTACGTGAAGATGGTTCACAAGTAGATACACTTATGGCTATGCGAGCTATGGAGTCTACACGTTCTCTTGGTGAAAACCATGAAACACGTTTCTTAGGTACAGCTAATGCTGGTCAAACAGCAGCAGACCTTAACCTAGTTAACAATAGACCACATAGATGGATTGCTGGTGGTGATGCAGCAACAACAAGAAACATTGTTCTAGCTGACTTCGTATCTATGAAACTAGCGTTTGACAAAGCTAATGCACCTGCAGGTGGTCGTATTGCTATTGTTGACCCTATCGTAGAGGCAACTCTTAACACATTAATCTCACAAACATCTGTAGTTAATAATACTCCGCAATTCCAGGGTGTTCTTAACGAAGGTTTTGCTAGAGACCATCGTTTCGTAAGAAACATTATGGGTTGGGATATTTACACTTCTAACTTCTTACCATCACTTACAGCTTCAGAAGCTATCAATGGTTCAGCTTACAGCTTAGCTAATGATACAGCTGAAATTGGTGATAAGGCTAACATCTTCATGTGCGTAGCAGATGATTCATGTAAGCCTGTTATGCATGCATGGAGACGTGCTCCGCAAACAGAAGGTTGGAGAGACCAAGAAGAAAGAGCTGATAAATATCAGGTTACTTCTAGGTTCGGGTTTGGTGTTCAGCGTGCTGATACACTAGGCGTTATATTAACTGATGAAGCAACTTACTAAGGAGAAAAGTTATGACTATTGAAATGGCTCCAGTAAGGGGTGTAGCAGCTCACTATGGTCCTCGTGAAATTGATAATTCTCACGGTGGTCAAGAGTCAACAAAAATGGGTGTTACTAAAACAGCAGAATGGGATTTCAACTTTGATAACCTACCTGAAGTTTTAGATAGCAACCTACCACAGGTTATCCCTGGAAATGCAAGCATTATCAATGCTACTGTATTTGTAGATGATGACTGGGCTGGTGCTACAGCATTAGCAGTAGACCTCGTTGAGAAAGATGGAACAGTAGCCGAAGCGGATATTGTACCTACAACTGACTTAACAGAAGGTGATGTTACTTCTGCAGATGTTGGCACTAAAGTAAGTGCAAACCCCGTACAGCTTGTTGTTACCACTACTGGTACAGCTACAGCTGGCAAAGCAAGAGTTGTTGTACAATATAAGTACGACAAGTAATACTTTGGTATAAGCCCCTTCGGGGGCTATGCCTTCACTAAATGGAATAAATTATGGCTAAAATGAGTTTACTGGCAATGACACAAGACATACTATCTGATATGGATTCGGATGATGTCAATAGTATCAATGATAGTGTAGAAGCTCTACAGGTAGCTCAGATTATTAAATCTAGTTACTATAACATTATTGATAGTAAAGACTATGCCTTCTTGTATGAGATGTTTAAGATGGATGCTAGTGCTACAATATCTAAACCTACTCACATGAAGTTACCTGAAGATGTAATTGATTTGAAATGGGTTAAGTATAACAACCTAATGAAGGTTGATGCAAGAGACATATACCAAAAAATAGAATATAAATATCCAGAAGATTTCTCAGCAATAGTAGACCAAAGAGATAGTACTGCTGATAACGTAAAGAAAGTAGAAGACTACACAGGAGTCTCTATTAATGTATTTACAGACAAAGGACCAACATACTATACATCTTTTGATGATGAGAACATAGTATTTGATTCTTACAATAAAGAATTAGATGATACTTTAAAGAATAGTAAAACCAAATGTTTTGGTAAAAGGTCAGTACCATTTGTATTAGATGATACTTTTGTACCTGACTTACCTATACAAATGTTTACTTACCTACTTAATGAAGCTAAGTCTGCTTGTTTCTTAACATTGAAACAAATAGCTAATCAAAAAGCAGAACAGACTTCTGTATCACAAAGAAGAAGATTAAGTCAAGAAGCATGGAAAGTAACTAATGGTATTAGATACCCTAACTATGGAAGAAAAAGATAATGACATTTACAACAGCCAACACTGGCTCATTTATACACAAGGAACAATATGGCAAAAAGAAAAAGAAAGCAACAAATACATACAATAAAAGTATGGC